TGCAAGACGAGACTGATCCACCTGTGCATCCATTTGATCATTTTGCGCCTTTTGCGCCAGTTCCTGCTTCTTAAGCTCCACTATTGGGTCAGGCTGCTCTTGGCCCGCACCTGATAGTTCGTCCTGCATGGCCTTCATCTCTTCGTATAGAGCGGCAACCTTAATTGCCACCATCGCCTCGCGCTGCAAAGCTGACACCATACGGTCGGGGTCGGTGCCATATTGGGTGAACAGCTCGGCCTCGACTTCCTCTTCCGCCTTCAAGCGGATATGCTCCAGCAAATGCTTTAGCAGGTTGGTGGCGACATTGGGCATGGACGCGATCATCGGAGACAGCGCAAACAAAACGTGGCTGCGCATGTGGGCATCGTGCTGCTGGCCAGCATATGCCTTCAGCGGAGACCCATCCAAGGCCATTGAGTTCTCACTCGCCGGATCCTTAGGCTTGTCAATGTCCTGACTGTTCAAAATACCATCTACATCCCGCACACCAATTGCATGGTACATGCGGCGGTAGGCTTCATACATGTTGTGCATCTGCGGCGCACTTTGCGCCAACTGCAGCTGCGTCTGCGCCATCGTAATGCGTTGGGCCACAGAAAAGATATTGGGGTCGGACACTGGCAGGATGTCAATCCTGTCGTCAAAGTCCATGGCCTTGATGGAGCGGCTGTCGCCCGGGACATCATACGGGTACTCGTCAGGAAGGTATTCCGCAAAACCCTTGGCCAACAACTTAAATTCCATGCCTTGGCTGTAGTGCAAGCGCTTGTGGATAGCGGACATCACGGTGGAGCCCTTTTCCAACAACGCGATTGTCGTACCTACGGCGGCATTCTGGTTGCTGTCGCCAACCTGAATATCCGTAATACTTGCCATGCGACGGCCAGCGTCCACACAGAAACCCAACAAAGCAAACAACGTCTGGCTGGGCTCCTTGTATGGCATTGGAAGCAAGGAGCTCTGCAAATCCGCACCGCCTGCATCCATGTCTCGCCACTCCCCGGGCTGCAGCGGCGAATCATCATTCATGATCCGCGCACCCTTGGCCTTGAAACCTGCGGGCAAGTTAGACAACGTACCGGCATCCACTAACTGACGCAAAGCAGAAGAGGCAGTTTTAGACAGACCCCCGATCAAGTGCAAAAAGCCTAGGCCATATGCACCGGGGCCTTGGACCAGCAAATAGTGTATGTAGTACTCTTGGCGCTGCTGCTGGCCATCCTGCTCTTTCCAGTTTCGGCGCACGCCAATAACAGTGCCACTGGCCTCATCCACTGTAACAACGTAAGGCAGCTTAATGCCCGTGGGCTCGCCGTCCTCATCTACGTCCTCAAAACCGGGCAGGTCGTAGTCCACTTGGAACTCCAACAAGACGATCTCACTCTCTTCACCAGAAGGGGACTGGCCTGTCAACTTGTCAGTGCTTTGCTGTATGGAAGACGAATTAGGCTCATCTGTGGCCTGTGCTGAATCTAAATAGCGCCCAGCTATTACCGCCTTGCGGTAGGCATTGGTAGACATGCACACACGGTGCGTAATGCGCTCGCACTTGCTCATGACCGACGACCCATGGTATGGGATGTACAAGTCATCAGGCAAAACCAAGCAGCTGACCATGCGGCCTAGCGACTCATCGTAGTACACCTTCTTAAAGGCAGAACCGCCGTAGCCCACATAGAACAACAGCTGGTCAAAATCAGGCGTGTACTCTTCCATCACGCCTGTGATCTGGTAGTTCATGAAGTCGCGCACGCGATCAGCCTGCATCAACTTTTCTCGGGTCTCCTTGCCCAAGACCCGAGTTCGAACAGGGCCATCAGAAGGCATTAGCTCTTTCATGGCCTGCGCTTGAAACTGCACAATGCTCTCGGACAACAGCGGGTGGTACACGCCACACGCGCCCTTAAATGGTTTAGTACGATCTTCTAGAGAAAAGCCCAGTAGCTCCATGCCGCCGCTGTACTGCTTTTCCCAAGATTCACGAGATGCCTTATCCGCCTCAAACAAAGTCGTCAGCTCCGACGACATGCTAGACAAGACATCTGGATCAAGGACCTCGGCTAGGTTGGCGTCATAAGCGACATCCGCCTCTTCTTCCTCTCCTAGGTTGACGACAACACTGCCGTCTTCCTCTAGCTCGATCTCAATATCAGGGGCTTCTTCCTCTGAAAGAATCTCAATATCTAGGCTTTCTGCCGTCTCTTTTTCTATGGCCATTCTGTTTCCTTACAGGGGTTACAGGTACTTCCTGTTGTCGTTTATTGTACGCTCAACCATGCCGCCTTTGGCAAATCCCTCTGCCCCGCCTTGCCTGTACGTGTTAAAAGCGTTCTGTATTTCGTCGCTTCCTGCCCTGTAGTCTGCGTACTCTTTGCCCCAGTCCACAGAAACGGATTTATCAAGCTCCTCCCCTTTGTTGTTTTTTAGGTAAGTCTCCGCGACAACGCGGTCGGGCTTTATCGTATCAAACAAATTGAATAAATCCGTGTCCGAGGACGGGCGGGAGTTAAAGCGACCCTTAATCTGCGTGACTACCCTTTCAACAGAGCCATCCGGGCGCTGCCTGTTTGCAAGCTCGACGGTCAGTGAAGGCATGCCCTCTTTATTGCGCAAGGAGTAAATCTCTGCTTTTCCAGCGTCAAAGGCCGCTTTGCCTCCTTCGTTGTAGGTGCCGTAGTCATTGTAGTCCTTAACGGAATGGTTCATGGCCTTGCCCTCCATATAGGCACCCTTAGTGTCAGTCAAACGAACCCAATTTAACAGCTTATTTTTGCTTGGCGTGTTAAAAGGGACAGTAAACATAAGCATTTTTTCCGCCTTCTTGCCATCCTTGCCCAAGCTGCCCATGCGACCCGCGCCTACGTCATTGGCTACCATGTAGAAATCACGCTTAAAAAGCAGGTCGGCGTTCACACGTTCCACAGCTTGTGGATATGTCATTTTTGACAGTTCTTCAGCGGGAATGTTTACAAGCTCTGGGCCAACTACTTTTGGAGACAAGAAGCTTGGGACAAAGTAGTCCTTAATGTTAAACAGCGTTTCGTTGAATTTCTCAGCTTCCCGCACTGCAGGTATATCTGTGGCGTTTTCTACGTTTCTATAGAAGGGCAACGCGCTATCTACGGTAAGCTTGCCTATTTGTTCGGGCGTAAGTTGTTGCTTTTCCCCTGCTTCCAAAGTACGTAAGGCCAACTGCTCTGTTGCGGCAGATCCAGCCTCCTCTCCCATGCCTTGTTTAGCAAGGTAAGCCTGCATGCCCGCATCATAGCCCCGGGTCATGTCCTGCATTGCTTCAGGGTCTCTTTTGGCTTGGCGGGCCATGTAGCCTTTGACCAGTTCGCCTGCGCCTCCCACAGGGACAATGCGTTTGTCTATTAGTGCCTTGTAAATAGGGTCGTTGGTGGACGCGTAGCTCTTGGAAAAATACTCCCGCCCCTGTTCTAACAGGAAGTTTGCTACTGCTTTCGCTTTTGCAGGGTCCTCCGTAGCTTTCACAGCAGCGACGATGCCCTCGTTTGTTATTTTGTCCAATCCGCCTATCTGGTTGCTTTCAAAAGAATAGCGAGAACCTCCGGGGGCCATGGGAATATTGGCGGTGGTTTGCGGAAACTCAAACTCCACAAAATCAAAACCGGGCTGGGAAACCATCGTGCCACCGGGGGGCCTAACCGCCATCGCCAAATTGCCTGAGGCTTCCATGCGCTCGCGAAGCGCGGCGTATGCAGCATCCTCAGGAACTTTTGCACCGAGCTGTCGTATCTTGGCCCGCTGCATCTCACCCACAGTCATGTCCTCCAACGCCCGCGCTGCCTGCCCAACCTTCTGTGTACCAGTAGCTACAGCTCTTGGTACAGAAGCGGGATTGACCATCGACGCACCAATCTCCCCGGCAAGACGGAAGTTAGCCAGAGTTGGATCAGTCTCATCGCCCGGGCGGATGCCCAACCGCGTTGCTTGTTCCTTGATCCAATCACTGCCTGCCACGGGGCGCTCTGTGTCGTAACCAAACGGGCGCATTGCCATGGT